CTTATACATGTATAGTATGCTTGTTAAAGCTACTGAACCGTATAAGAATGTTCCTAATGGTGAGCCTCTTTTACTTAAGTATTTAGAGAAATATACTCATCCTTATGAATGTAGCCTATCCTATAACTATGACGACACATTGCTTCGTAATCGTCGTAGCTTAGCACATGGTGCTGGAATGCCTTTGATGGGATCAAAGAGAGACCATATCCGTGATGCTATTCTGTACAACGAGAACCTGAAAGGTGCGGAGGATTTGGACAAGTGTTGGTCAATCTTAGCTGGTTTTAGAGCCCAAAAGCGCACAGAGCCGGAGACAGATCCGGAGATGCGTCTGGTGTGGGGTACACCAGTGCACTATTGGCATATGGAGTGTGAAGCTTTTGACAGCGCGATATCTCGAACCATTGCCAACGTACAGCAACGGAAGGATGACATCTTTGTTTTCTATGTAGACGCCAGTATCGCCTTAGAATGGATTAACAGTAGATGGCCTTCTGTAGTACAATGGGTAAACCTTGATGCAGAGCAGTTTGATGCTTCTGTCACTGCACCTGAGCTACGACAGGTGGTGGAATATTTTGCGCCAAATTATTTTCGAAAGGATTTAATTGCCGAATATTTAATACACGCGAATTTGGTTATGCCCGATGAGATAATATCGCGAAGTGGGGGTATGCCTTCTGGCACGAAAATTACTAATTTGGGAGATGGATTTGTAAACGTGCTCGATTTTATCGAAGCATTTGCCAGATACAAACTCGATCGGTATATCGAGTGTGTGATGGTCAATGGAGATGACATTTCCTTTGGTCTATCTACTAAATTGACGCGCGAGAATCTTGATAAGTTAAATTCTGCTAGCCGCAGAATGTTAAACGTTGACAAGGTCGAACTGGGACCTTTTGTCTGGAACTCAAGTTTGTATAGTAATGGAGACATTATTTGCGCAACTGTTGGTAAGACGCTCAACAATTGTATGTTTACTGAGAGACAGAAGTCTGCAATTCATGGATCGCGTGAGATGATTGAACTGAAAATGTCTCAGCAGACAAAACGAATTGAAACAAACCCAATTGGCCCGCCCGTGATAAAGGCCTTGGCTAGTATTACTAAATATTCCATTAATGCTATGTCTGATGAAGAACTAACGCCGGCGGCGGAAGCGTTAGAAGAAGCTGATTACATGGAAAGGAGTGCTAAGGATATTATAGCTGATGCCAGGAAGTCCTTGTACGCAGAGTACAGTGCGTAGACTGTTACAAGGCGAGAGAGTCAGAG